CACGAGCCGCTAATACAGCTAACTGTAAGCAACGAACATCAAACTGTTTAGCAAGAGCCATACCCAATAGACGTGAGTATTCTGCACGTACATCGTAGTGGTTCTTAGCTTCATCAATGTTTGCTATGAATGTGTCTGCAATTAAAACGTCATCGATGTTAACAACGATTTCGTTATGTGCAATTTGTTGTGTACCCAATAATGGTGTACCCACAGTGTGGTATGCGGCATTCGCTTTACCTGTCACTGGGAATGATGCTGATTTACCAGACGCGATTGTACGCGCTACGTGTAAATCTTTCATTACGTTTGTTTCGTCAAAAGCAGTTAAAACTTCACCAGCGAATATCTTTAGAAATAAAGCATTCGACTGCGTTGCATTAGCCGCCGCTAGGTTTGCCGCGCCGAGGCGTGACGGAGTTACGTTTGTCATTGTCTTTTCCTATTTGAAAATAAATTATATAGTTTTAAGAATGACTTTCGGTCTCTTACTAGTCAGGGTTGTCATACGCATATGGCCTTGTCGTTCATTGTCGATAGTCTCAACCACCCAAATTAGGTGTGTTAGTTATTTCTTAGTACCTTTTCCGTAAGGTTTTTTCTTAGACATAGTTACTCCTATAGTAGTATTGATGGGGATTTCTCCCCACCATAATTATTTTAAAATACTGAAGACCTTCCAAGTTTTTCTTCAACGTCTTTAGTGTACGCCGAGTCCTTACCGTATCGAGGGTCTTTCATAGCCGCTACAACTTGTGCAGTGCTACGGAATTCATCTTTACTTGCCGCTGATGCTCTACCTTGAAGTAGGCTAGGCTCAGAACCTTCTATCGCTTCACGTTTAGATGCCAACCATTCTACTGCCATCTTAGCGTTATCAGTACCACCAGATACCATACTGTTGTATAGCTCTAGTTCTTGTGTATCGAGAGATTGTTTAGCCCAGTCGGTTAGTTCTTCATAACCTTCTTTACCGCCAACAACGTTCATAACCGCGTCAGCATCTGCTGTTCCGTCAGCCTGTATACCTTTGATATAGGTCTCCACCATTTCTCGCGGATATCCCATACCTTCAAGCTCCATAAAGCTTTCTGAAGATAACTCACCACCTGATGCATATTCATCAGCAAACTTATCGAAGCTTACAGGTTCACCTTTAGGTGTCTCTGCTTCTGCTTCTGGTGTCTCACTCTGATCTTGTGGAGCTGACATCTTTTTCTCAAGTTCACTATATGACTTAGCCATATCTTCTGGTGAGCTAAATTTCTCTGGCAACCACTCAGGTCGTTCAGAAAGGTTATCCTCTGCAACTGGTGCTTCTGGGCCTGTGTCTTCTTCTGTTATTGTGATGCTTTCAGCCATGTTTAGAAATCTTCCCTTTTGGTTGGGTGTGGATTACTTTTAATGATTGATGGTGTTGCCAGTGGTTTCTTTACAGGCTCTTCTGAAGGTGTATTATCCTTCGCCGCCTTGCTGTCTTTGGCTTTCAACATATGAATTTCCTAATGCTTTAACGCCCTCTTGAACTGCGCTTGGGCCAGCTTGCATTGCCATTTGTTGCATTTGTGCTTGCTGTTGTTCTTGGGCTATTTGTTCTTGTGATTTAATAAGACCGTCTGTCTCAATGCCTAATGCTGTTGCACGGCGTTTGATGTAGTCCTGTAAGTTTACATATTGCTGTAATACTTCTGGGCCTAATGATTGTGACATTCCTTGTATAAACATATCTAGTTTACGAAGGTCATGACCTCGCCCAAGTGCTTCCATGCCAGTTACAATTGAAGGTTTTACAACCTCTTCTGGTAACTTAGGTAGCTTCTTAGATTTAGTCAGTACGTCGATCTTACGGTTAATATAAGGTAACTGGAATTCTTGAGATAAGATTGAGTAAATACCTGATAAGGTATCCTCTAGTTCACCTGCAAGATATCGTATTTCTTCAGCAGTTACACGTTCAGCGTTGCGTGATACAGATGACTGTAACATGAACTGTTGAGAGAGACGTTCTTCAATACCCTGCATAGCTTGATACGCCACTCTAAAGTCGTTGAATTTGTCCATCTGTAGTACAGATACATCATTCTTGTTACCTTCAATAATTGCTGTATTCTCAGCTTGAGCTATTGTTCTCATTCTGGTTGTTCCGTTAGGGTTAACCATGAATAATACTTTAGCCGCCGCCGCCGCGCCTTCAACAATTGCTTGTGATAAAGCTTCAAGAGACCGTAAGTCACCTAGAAGTTCTTCAACAAACCCACGTCCATAGTCTTCACCGTCAATACGAGAGAACCTTAATGGAAGGAATGGTACGCTATCTTTTCTGTATTTACCTTTAGAGCCAGAAACTAATGTTCCTTTACACTCTTGGTATACAGTATAGAAATCATTCTTACGCTCAATATGAGTATAGATTTCTACAGTCTTTTCGTCACCTTCAAGTTTGCCTGTTATGTTAGCCGCTGTCGCTTTGTCCAGAGCGTTAGGTGAGACATGCTCAACCGTTACTATCTCTAACACTTCGCCGTTAGGGGCGCGTGATACAACATAACTATCTAAATGGATTACTCTTGTTTTATCTTGTCCAACTTGTAACAAAACGTTACCGCCGACAATCAAATGTTTTAACGCTTCGTGTACCGCTACTCGATCACCAGACGTTTCAATCTCAGACATTACTGCCCTCTCATACTCACCTAACTGTTGTTCCATTGCAGTCCGTGCCGCATCGTCTTGAGCCATATCTTTTAAAGTATACGGTTCAACCATAAGGCGAAAGAATGGAGAGTTAGGGGGCATAAGAGCTAGTGATAATTTAGAAGCTAAGTTATTTACACCTCGCGCACCGATGCCTTGGAATGGAGTGTATAAATCACTCGATTCATTATGGCTATCTTGTGGGATTAAGGATGGAATAGTTAGTTCTGAACAATCTCTTGCTCTATCTAAATAAGATTGACGACTTTGTTCAAGCTGACGATACCGTGTTTCTGCAGTACCTATGCTCATTTACGTTCTCACTTTGTAATTTGTAGGCCAGTGTTCTCACCCATGTTTGATATAGTTGGGTCTAAGTCCACTCTAAGTTGTGAAGTCCCAGCGGCTTTCCCTGCGACTGCACCTTTTTCCAGCATCTCACTTGAGTCTGCATTATACATACTAGATTGTACTGGGGTTGCGGCAGGGGGTGCGGATGGTGCTGATGTTGGTTGTGGTGTTCCTCCGATGCACATAGTCTATTCTCCTAAATTTGAAGCTAATTGTTCTTCATGAATTGTTGTTAAAAAGTCTACGACTGAACGCTGTCCACCACGCCATTTCAATTGATCTATAGTTTCACCTTCTTTTGGTGATACATTTGGAAAACGTGTATTAAGTTCTGCTAGTAGTTCTTTAGATATATAAGGAAACATTGTTTATTTAATCCTCTATAGTGCAACCTAATTAAAGGCGCGTGTCCATGCGGCGCATATACCTGACCTCACAACATCGTCGTGATTGAAGTTACAGTGGGCGGCAGGGATGTTATGTTTATGTAACAAATCAATAGCAATCTTTAATCCAGAGTCTCCTTTAAGATCATGCTGGGATATATCACCATTGATAATTACCTTGGTATTCTCACCTATTCTTGTAAGAAACATCTTCATTTCGTGAGGTGTAAGGTTCTGCCCTTCATCGAGTATAACAAACGCATCATTGAATGAGCGTCCTCTCATTACTTCAAATGGTACAATCTCGATGTCATTACGCTTACGCGCTATCTCATACTTACCCTTTCCTAATCTCTCGGTAAGAACTTCAGTAAGAGGATAGACCCACGGTGCTATCTTGTCTTCAATAGTACCTGCAAAGAACCCTAAAGATTTACCTGCAGGGATGTTAGGTCGCGTTAAGATTATCTTTTTAATCCTATGCTTGTTAAACATATCTGCCGCGATAGCCGCCGCAATATATGTCTTACCAGTACCTGCAGGGCCAGTAACAAATACTTGAGAGTATCGATGAATACACTCCATGTAGTTCTCTTGTGCAGGGTTCATTGGGAGTAGAGGACGGACGCGAGGAGTAACCACGCGCCCTTGATCTTCTACCTTCTTTTTGTAGGCAGATTTTTTAGCCATATTTATTCCTTATCGGATTGGGCAAGCACCTGTTGCACATTCATCATCAGTTAATTCGTCGAATGAATTTGCATTTTCAATATCTACAGGTGTGAGTTTAGATACATATTCGTCGTACACTTCTTTTGATACGACATCTTGTGGAAGGTAGGCATAACCTAAATCTTCTGCAGTCTTAGTTGGGTCGTTTCTGTAGATGAATGACACACCCACATAACTATCCCAGTTAGTCATAATCCAATCAATCATAGATGGTATTTCATCTGGAGAATAACTGATGGTTACAGAACAATTATGGTCTACATAGTTGTCCATCATTAGCTTGTATCTATCTAACTGTTGTACTGCAGTTTCAAGGTTAACAAACTTACCATCGACTTCATCAAACTTAACATCGTCATAAGCTACAGGGAATGTAACCAGAACGCTGTCAGGTTCAAAAGGTTTCTCAATCACCTTGTATCCAGCGTTAGTCATGATTGGTACGATAGGGTCATGCTTAGAGAAAGTAACATTGTTAAACAGATACTTACCTAATGGTCGATGCACTCCTTCTGTAGTTGACATAATTTTGCTCAACGTTCCCGAAGGTTTTATGGTTGATACAAGTTTAGCTCTAGGTAATCCTAGTTCATCTGCAATGCTGTTAGCTCCTAGTCTCGCTTGAGCTTGTAGTGTCTTCAGCATCATTGGGATATTCATGTACATATATTCTTGGTGGTCTAACCACTTCACAATACCTGTAGCACCAACACCACATAGACGTAGGAATTCATTTAGCTCATGCCATGAACGTTGTAAGATACCATCATCTAAGTCTACACAAGTCTGTCGATAGTTTGCTCTAGCTGACATATAGACAGCGCGTTTCAAACCTTCGAAGTCATCAAGGAATTTACCCCAATCAATTTCTACTAAGTTACAAAAACTCTTATTACCTAGCAGTATCTCCGCGCATGGATTTACACCTTTAAAATGTGGAGCGCGTTTGAGAGCGGCTTCAGCATTAATGAAGGCAGGTTCTGAACCACCAGCTTCAACCATACGGTCAAAGATGTAAGCTATTTCCCACTTAGTAGGTTTCTTAAAGAACAACAATGAGTTGTTAGATTGTTGTCTATGGGCATTATCGTGTAACCAGAAATCTTTCTTAGCTGATATAAATTCATCAACTTCGATATCATCTACAGGCATGACTGCAATCTCTGCAGAACGCCTTGAGGATAGTGTAGTTCCCATGTGGTTCAGTAGGTCTAAGATATCCATGCGTGTCAGTAGCTGGCCTGCACGTTTGTTCATGATGTTACATATCTTTTGTAGTGCGATATGTAGTGTATCATCACCAGAACTTATCCAACCGTAACCCTTTAACCTCGTACCTGCAGGTCTGATTTCTGTGTAGTCTAATATGATTTTATCTACAGGGTCTTTAAGTGCCATGATTTTACCCAAAGCTTTAGCCCATGCTTTCGCGCTATCACCTATGGTTAATCTATAGATACGATAACCTTCTTCAGTAGTTCTCATTTCTACTTTGTTATCTTCAGTACCACGGTCTGTCCGAGTTGAACGCCATGTCTCTACTTCAATGTTCTTAGCGAAGCCATTGAGTGTACCAACGATAGGTTCGAAGCCAACTCCACAGCCTTGTAGTAATAACCAGAATGCATCAACTACATCATGGACTGTTTCTATTCTGCCAAAGCTACAGTTGAATTGAGATGCTTCATGCTTCTTAGCTACCTCAGTACCACCTAGCCATAAGGTACGCCCAGACGTTGTAGCTTTCCTAGACATCATCAGCTCACGAAATTCGTTAAGCTCACCTTGTTCACCTTGGTTAAGCTTCTCAGCTTTACTGCGTTCCCATAACCATTGCTGATGTCCTATGACACGATCAACAGTTTGTTCCCATGTTTCAAATATAGTACCTTCATCATTGAGCGGTCTGTTATATGTGCGTCTTGTTACAACGCTTGCTCTTACATCTTTCATCGATTGTCACCGCTTCCCTTTAGTACGCCACGCTCTTTGCGGTCTGCTAACTTGCTTAAATTATTTTCTGCTAATGTTTGTAATGTTGTATTGTGAACTCGTGCCAATTCACTAACAAACCAGAGTACATCTCCTAGTTCACTTAGGACTTCACCCCTTGGGTACACACCATCCTTGCGGTAATACTTAGCTACCTTACCGTTCAGCTCACCAACCTCAGATGATAAGCCAAGTGTTAAATATTCTAGTGCGTGTTTTGTTGGATACACGGCTGTCTTCTCAGCACCTAGTTGGTACTCATTGAGTGTCATTTCTTTTGTCATTTATAATTCATCCATGCCTGTAAGGAGATTAAGGCGCATCTCAGCGTACCTAATCACGCATCTCAGCGTACCTAATCACCTTATATAAATCTGTAGCTTCGCTATCTTCTGGGGTCATACCTTCGTACTGTTTGTAACCAGCACGGACTGCGTACTTAACAATGTTACCAACGTGAAAAGGTAGGTCGTTACGCATTATGAATTCGATTGGTTCGATTACATACTGAGTATAATGGGTAGGTTTATTTACTAGGTCGGGGGT